GTACGGCACTGGCTCCAATGCGCAGCCGCTGGGCCTGCGCAACGTGACCGGCATCGGTTCGGTGACCCTGGGCGGCGGCGCCTCTCAGGTGTACCCAGCCAACCTGGGCAGCGGCACGCACGACTCCGGCGACTGGGGCGACTACATCGACCTGCGGGCAGCCTGCACCGCGGCGAACGTGAATGTGGGCAGCGCCCGCTACATCATGAACGCCATCACCGAGGCCGGCGGCATGAAGACCCTGCGGGCTTCGGCTGCTGGGTCGGACTACATCGTCTCGGACGCTGGCACCATCGGACGACATCCGGTGCTGGTGTCCAACCAGGTGCAGACCAACGACGTGTTCTACGGGGTGTTCTCGGATCTGGTCCTGGCCACCTGGAGCGGCCTGGACATCGTCGTGGACCCCTACACCCAGTCGGCCAAGGGTCAGGTGATCTACACCGTGATGCAAGATCTCGATTGGGTGTGCCGCCGGGCCGCCAGCTTCGCCCTGGGAAGCTGATGGCCTGGATCATCCTCCAGACCGCCTGCTGCATTGCAGGCGAACAGTGCCAGCCGGGACCTGATCCAATTCAGGTCTCCTCTGCCGATGCCAAGCTGCTGATCTCCCAGCAGCTTGCCCTGCCGGCGGAGGCGCCGGCCCCGGCCCCGGTCGAGGCGCCGGTGTGCAAGCCCCGCAACCTGAAACCCCCCGTCGCTGACAAATGACCATCCAGAACCTCGGCGGCAAAACGACCGCCTTCCAGCTCCACGCCTGCGCCGTCGTGGCCCTGGCGAGCACAACCGGCGCCGGTCAGGTCGGCGGATCTGCCGCCACCGTGGACCTGCTGCCCTACGAGGGTGACGTGACGCTCTCCCTGGACCATGCCGCCGCCGGCTCTGGCGTCACCCTGACTGCCAAGATCCAGCACAGCGACACCACAACTGCCGGCGATTTCGTCGACGTGACCGGGGGCGGCTTCACTGCTGCTGCCGCCAACACCGCCGGCTTCGCCACGCTGACGCTGAATAGCGACATCCTGCGCCGTTACGTGCGGGTGCTGTTCACCACCTCCGGCGGCACCAGCTCCGGTGCCGTGAGCGTGATGGGTCGGGGTTCGGCGAAGTACCTCTGATCGATGATTGACGCAGACCTGGATCTGCTGTTCAGTTTCGGCGCCAGCAGTGTGACTGCGGGCGCCGTTTCTGGTTTGGGGCTGCTGATGATGCCCGGCGAGATTATCGCCGATGGGATGGTGCTGACGACGGACTATGAGCTGACTGTCAAGACCAGCGAGTTCGGCAACCTGCAGTACGGGACCGGAATCGTGGTTGATGCGGCGCCCTACACCGTGCGGAGCGTGATGCCGATCGATGACGGCCGACTGAGCATCGTGCGGATGCAGGCGACAGTGATTGAGAGCCCGGCGCCCTTGGGCCCGTCGGTGATCGAGGGCGACAGCGTGGACACCGATAGCGAGGTGGTGCTGGACGGCGGCACCCCGAGCACGGTCTACATCTACGACAACGTGATCAACGGAGGGGCGCCATGAGCGAACGGATCACCAGACTGCGGATGCGCGGCGGCACAGCAGCCGAGTGGACGGCGGCCAACCCAGTTCTGCTGCTCCGCGAGTTCGGCATCGAGACCGACACTCGGCGCCTGAAGATGGGCGACGGCACGACCGCCTGGGCCAGCCTGCCGTACTTCCTAGCTGGTGCTGACGTGCGGGGGCAGGTGAGCCGGCTGACCAGCTATCAGATTCCCTCCGCGGCCCAGGGCGTCTACCGGGCGATCGGCGCCACCGGCACGCTGGACACGGACACATCGAGCGGTCTGGTGCTGGGCACGACGGACCCGATGGGCCTGCGCAACAGCAACGGCAACACCGTGCTGCTGCGAGTGTCGGGATCGGTGGAGGCAACGGCCGGGAACAACAACATCCTGGCCCTGAAGCTGGCAGTGAATGGCGTCGTGATTGATGCCACCGAGACCCGTGCGGTCCACGGCAGCGGCAGCGGCGGCCAGGATGCGAAGCTGATGACCGACTGGGAGGTGTCGCTGCCGGCGGATGGCGAGGTGTCGATGCGACTGGCGAACCTGAGTGCATCGAACGACATCACCGTGACCCGTGCCCGGCTGGTGGCGAGCCAGGTGCATCTGTGAGTGCAGCTAGCATGAGGGCACAGGAGGCGCGATCATGACCCTCGGCGCAACATCAGGGTTTCTGACCCGCGACCTGGGCACCCTGACCACCGCCGGTGTCGGCACAGCCCGCGAGAGCACTGGCGTCGACCTGACGTTCCAGGTGGTCGTGTCAAGCATCGGCACCAACGTGGTGGTGGCCTTCGAGGGCAGCCTTGACGGCACGAACTACGGTCGCCTGAGTGATGGCGTGGTGGACAGCTACACCATCACCGCGAACGGCACCTACCTCTACCAGATGCGCGGCCCGGTGCGATTCGTGCGGCTGCGGCTGGTGAGCATCAGCGGTGGCAGCCCGAGCGTGACCGGGACGGCTGGGAGCGGTCGATGATCCCGGCGGATTATCCGATCACGGTGGCCCAGGGCGGCACGTACCAGCTGGACGTGCAGCTGCTGGACAACGTGCGGTCGGTGACGCTGACGGCCGGCAGCGACCTGATTGGTCTGCGATGCCATGGATTCGTGGCAGGCGACCTTGTGGGCTTCCGATCGGACGCCGGGACATTCCCTTGCGGCATGGCCGGGGTGGCGGGCTACTACGTGATCAGCAGCGGCCTGACCAGCGATGCGTTCAAGGTGAGCGCGACGGTCGGCGGCGCGAGCATCGGCATCAGCCCGATCGCGCAGGACCTGGCCGGCATCGGCTACGAGGTCGGCAAGGCCGTGAGCCTGGTTGGCGCGACGCTGGATGCTGACGTGAAATCCACGATCGACGGTTCACTGGTCGCATCGTTCACGGTGACGCCCCTGACCGCAGCGGCCGGCACGTTGCGGATGAGGCTGGCCCCGGCGACGACCCTGGCGATGCCGGCCAGCGACCAGTACGCCTACGACCTGAACTACCAGGTGGGCGGCGACAGCTACTACCCGATGGCTGGCCAGCTGACGGTGCTCGGCACCAGGAGCCGCCCATGACCGCGAGCGTGCTGGAGCAGGGTGACGCCGGTGTGTCGGTGTCAGTACCGGGGCAGCGGGGCCCTGCCGGGATCATCCGACGCCGGACGGTGGCCGGCACGAGCTACACCCTGACCATCGAGAATCAAAGCGAGCTGCTGGTGTTCACCAGCAGCAGCGCCGTGACCGTGACCTACCCGGCGGGACTAGGGGCCGAGTTCGAGTGCCTGATGCTGCAGTACGGCACCGGCCGGGTCGTGGTCAGCGCTGGAGCCGGTGCCACCCGACGGGCAGCAACGAGCGCGACGGGCACGGCCTACCAGTATGCAACCGCGAGCGTCATCGCCCTGCCGACCACGGATGAGTTCCTGCTGACTGGGGAGGTGAGCGCAACATGACCCATTTGGTGCCGGTGCTGAGGCCCGTTCTGGGCAGCCCGTTCCGGCGGGCCGGGCTGTATCGAGCAGCCGGCGAGATCCCGAGCTGGCACATCGCCCCGGCACGGACGGGCACGGTGACGGATCTGATCTCGGGGTCGAACATCATCACGTTCACCAACTCAAGCCCCGCCTGGGGCTTCGACAGCTCGGGCGTGCTGGTGCAGCCGACGGCCAATGTGCCGTTCATCGAGTACGACCCGGCGACGGGGGCGTGCCTGGGCTGGCGGGTGTGGGATGTGGTACTGAACAACACCCGTAACAACACCATGACTGGTGTAGTCGCGGGAACGCCGGGCAGTTTGCCAACGAACTGGAGTCAGTTTTTTCCGATCTCCGGCGTGACGCGAACAATCGTCGGCACCGGAACTGAAAACGGAATTGATTATCTCGATCTTCGCCTGGCAGGAACGCCAAGCGCCGCGGGATCTTACTTTCTGCAGTTCGACACCAACACGTCGGCTGTTGCCAGCAATGGCCAGACGTGGACATCGAGTGTGTTTCTTAAGCTTGCGAGCGGATCGCTGGCCGGGATTAACACGGTTCTGGTGTCAACATCAAACCGCAATAGCCTTGGCAATGTGATTGCCGCGGGCAGCACATCGGTCACTGTTACTAGCAACCTCAGGAGATTCTCTAACACCTATACGAATGCAGATGCCAGCACCGCCTATGAGATTGGGCTGATTGAACTGCAGCTATCAGGAGCAGCGGTTGACATCACGTTGCGAGTCGGTCTGCCCCAACTGGAACGAGCAGGATCCGCTGGCCCAGTAGTAAAGACGAGCGGCCTCGCCGCCAGCAGCACGGCGGACGTGGCGAGCATCACGGGCGCGGCGTTCGCGGGGATCTGGGATCAGGCGGCGGGGACCATCTATACCGAAGCCACCACATCGGTCAGTGGTGCTCCCGTGTTTGTTCCACGCGCCACTGCGTCAGCCGGGGACAGAATACAACTTGCATTCGGCTCAAGTGGTCAATCTGCAGTCGTAGCATCTAACGTCATTCAGGCGATTTTTTCGACATCAACGGCTTCCAAAAGAGCACTGGCATTTGCGGCCAATGACTTCGCTCTTGCCTATGGCTCAACGATCGAAACAGATACATCCGGGACAGTGCCGACGGTCAACTATGCGACGATCGGAAAGTACGACTTCGGTGGTAACGAAACTCTCAACGGCTACATCCGCGAGATGGCCACCCTCAAGTCCCGCCGCCCGAACGCCAACCTCCAAGCGATGATGCTATGAACCACTACACCCTCCGCTTCCCCGACGAGCCCAAGGCCGAGGCCACCGCCGACCGGATGGGCTACCTCGACGACGACGGCGAGTTCAAGGGCCTCGGCCACAACGGCGCCCTCGACATCATCGGCCAGGACGTGGTCCCCGGCACCTACGACGAGCAAGGCGACGAGCTATCCCCGCCCACCCCGCTGCCGGGCTTCTACGTCAACCTGGCCATCCCCGGCCCCCTTTCCCGCACCCTGGCACCGTTCCGCGTCAAATACGGCTCCGGCGGGCGGATCTTCGCTGGCACCGAGCCCGAGCCTGGGGCCTGGCCGCCCCCAACCCCAACCCCATGACCACCCGCCGCGAACAGATCCTGTCCACCTGGGCCGCAGCCCTCGCGGGGATGCCGCAGGTGTCGGGCCGGATCTGGCGCAGCCGGGTGGAGCCGCTGCAGCGCCACGAGTCGCCCGGCATCGCCTTGGAGTGGATCGACGACAGCCCGGACGTGCGAACCAGCCTGCCGTTCCTCGACTGGACCCTCCAGGCCAGGGCGGTTGTGGTCGTCCGCGACACTCAGCCGGACGTGATTGCGGATCCGATCGTGGCTGAGATCCACCGGCGCACGATGGCCAGCACCGCCCTGCGCGACCTGACGATTGACCTGATGCCAGGCCGGACCATCTGCGAGCTGCTGCAGGCCGATTCACCAGCTGGCCTGATCACCGTGCCATTCGTGTTCAACTACCGTACGAGTGAAGCCGATCTGGAGACCTGAGTAGCATGGAGGACGACACCCGCGGCATCGGCGGAATCTGGGAGATGGATCCGGCCACCGGCCTGAGGCATCGCCCCGCAGCCGAGCCAGCCCCTGCCGACCCCAAACCCGAGCATGGCCTACAAGACGAAGCTGCGGACGATCCTGGCCAAGACTGAGGGCGCCAGCTATGGCGTTAGCTCAAGCCCGGATGGCACCAATGCGGTTCTGGTCAACTCCGATCTGGCC